AACACAAAAGTAGTTAAATGCTTGTTTTCGGGATCAGACACAAAACCATCAAAGAATGTTTGTGTTTCAGGAATGTAAATAAGAGTGTGCTTAAGCATTGTTGTGTTATTTAAGAGTGAGAGATATTATCCAAGATGTCAAAGAACTGGGGCGAATATACGGGAGTTTTTTAATTATCCATGAGCCACCGTAAAATTGATGTGCCTTTTGGTTTATTTAGTTTGTCTTCGGCGTAATATTGAAGAAATTTAGCGACCATATTTTGCCATGATGGATCGTTTGGGTTAAGTCCTTCCTGGCGAAGTTCAATTTCCAGTTGACGAACAGTACCATCTTTAATGAGTAAGTCAGTAGAGGCTTTTATACGGTTTATTTCCTGTCTGGATTGAGCGACACGCTGACGAGATTCAGACATTCGCTGCAAGGCTTCAGAGACATTAGAAGCAAGAGAAGTAGCTTCACGGGCATTTCGTTGTATAGAAATATCAGTTCCGGTTTTTAGTTGCCGGAGTTTTTCGGCTTTATATTCAAGTGAATTGCTACGGGTTTCAGTATTAAAACCGAGATCATATTCCTTGAGACCAGCACCAGCGAGAGTAGCACGAGTTTGGGCCTTTACAAGATCAGCTTGATTTATTTTTATTGTGTTATCAGCGCGAAGGTTGTCATTAGAAAGTGCGCGTGTTTCAGAGTCCAGTTTGTATTGGAGAGAATTTTGTGCAGAGTCTGCAAGACCCTTTGCGGGGGTATAAGTAGAGTTTGGACGCGGAGCGTTTGGTGAGTTAATAGCTGCCGCATTGCCGGGGCTACCCTGTCCATAGATTAGATTAGGGTTTAGCTTAGCATCGCGGAAGCGTTGCATTTGTTTTTCAGGGGTATTGTACTCATTCTGCATATTCCAGAATTCGATATTATCGGCTTTTTGTTGTTGGTATTGTTGTTGATATTGTTTTTGGTTACGTGCGTTGTTTGCTTGTTCAAGCATGAGATTTCCAACGGCATCACCAAATCCGGTAATAGCCCCGGCAGCGGCAGCAGGTATTGGCATAAGATATATTTTTATATAGTTAGTAGATAGTGCAAGATAGCTTACGACATTTTTTAGAGGCGCCGAGAACGCTTCGCTCCTCGGCGCCTTTGGCCACTCCTTTTTAATCGTGGGTGTAGCGCGGCCTCTTGAGGCTTCGTAAACTCCGCTTTTGGAGGCCGCTTTTTACCCACTCTTTTTTTAGTCGTGACCATTTGGCAATAATACATCAAGAGTATTTATTGCCAGTAGTCGTAGAGTAGCATCTGCACTCATTCGGCAGAGCCTCATTTCCCACAAGATTAAGGCTTTTGTAGTTTATTTTCCTGCGGAGCTTCTTCTTTAGAAGGAGCACTTTCAGAGGGGGCAGTAGTAGGCCGAGCGCGACGCGCAAACATTTTTTCTCGGCGATCAGCGACAATAGCACGCATCTGGTGAGCAAGTTGGACACGCTGAACAGCGTCAAGACGTTCGAAGTTGTCAGGTAACATGGGGTTATCATTATAGACACCGTTTAATTGAGGTAATGCTTTCCCGTTCACGTACCTGGATACGATTTGTTGAGGAGTTATACCTTGACCAGGTATAGTTTCAGATAGTCCAGTAAGGGTTTCACCTTTAGGAACGGGATAGAGTTGGGCATAATTTGCCGCATTTACGATTTGACGAGTATTTGTCATTTTCTTGATTTAAGTTTTTGACGATGATAGAAATTTTTGTAACGCATAAAGCGACGTTGATCCACTATGTGCTCATAGGTAATGTCCGTACCTCGATAGAGATCAGCATGTCTTTCTCGATCAAGATTATCTTGAGTTTGAATAACTTGTTGAATATGAGGTAACTGATTTTTAATTTCATCGTCTGTAAAGATTTTCTTTTTGTAATAGCGGGGCAACGCTATTCGATGCCCCGCATGAAGTGAACAAAATAGATGATCGTTAGAAGAACGATGCCATTGTTTAATCTCCGGTGTAAGATAATTTAGGCCGAGCTTTTGAGAAGAACGAGAGAATTCAGGATAGCGGTCGTCACGCCAGTGAACGACCTTCCACGTAGATTTGTCGATGTATTTCATCGTGTAAGCGATGGAGTCTTGTTCGACATTTCCAACATCAATAGTTCCAATAGGGATACCGTTAAGAGTCCAGGCCTCGGACAAACATTTTACATCGGGGACATTAAAGATAAGCATGTGATAGTGAGGACGTCGATTTGCCGTTCCGTATTCACCAGCATAATAGTATTTGACATTAGAAGTTTTAAAGCGTTGTTTAACGAGCTTTCGCAGACGTTTTATATAAAGCCTCATATCTTCGGGTTTTAGTGTCATATAGCCATTGTTCGAAATGGGGACGGAATGGGTAGCATACGTCAGTGTAACAAAGTGGGCAGAAATTGAACACCTTTCCTGTTGCACCAGACGAAAGACCCAGGCGTTTACACGATTGTGTTTGCAAGAGGGACACCGTCCACAAGGGACCGGTATTTTTGCCAAAGCCGGGTTTGAAGGTTGCGCAAAATAGGGTGTGTCGCATCGCATTTTACACGATTTTAGCAGGGATACCGAAACGAGGAATTTTGCGGTAAGCTGTTATATTATAGTATAGTTGTGCGAGTATATGGTCCACGTTTTCGTCAGTTACGGCGAAGTTGCGGAAAGTCGGATCAGCCTCAATAAAAGAGGCATTTAGTACGGGAGCGTCGGCACCATTGAAAATGCGTGTCATAGTCCAGAAAGCAAGAGTAGTTTGGAAGTCACCCGAAGTACGGTTATTGAGAAAACGTAACTCGTTATACTGGGGCATATATCCAAAGGTCCCATTGCGATCAGCACTAAGAGAAGTCATTTTAACTTCCTTATTAAGTACAGCTTGTTCACCAATGTTTGCAAGATCAGGAAACGGATAATCAAAGCGATCAAGACGAGACCAAGCGCGGTGTAAACCTTGCTGGTATGAAGTTTTTGGTTGAACGTTAACGAGGCAGATCATAGTACCATATTCTTCACAGCGATAATTGTATGAATTACCACCAGAGACAGAAATGCCATGGCCAGCCATTTCACCAACGGGTTGACCTACCGCAGTATTTTCAGTAGTTGTAAGCACTTGAGATATAACCATACGGCCTTTAGAGCCTCCGACATATTCAGGACGTTGAAGTCTTGCGTCAGAAGGAGAAGCACCCCAGATAGATTGCATCATTTCAGTATAACGCTTACCACCACGCATCATACGTTCGAGAAGGGATTGAACAGCCCAAGCAGAACGAAGGTCATTAATATCTGTTGCGTCTGCTTGAATATCGACGACAAGAGTACCTTGAGGATCATATGCACCATAATCACCGTCAGCTTGAACACCACCAACCAAGGGAGTAGGACCGGGCTCTGTAGTAATAGGTTGACCAGAATTAGTAATAAAGGTACCGTCAGCACGACGAAAGGCACCAGTGTTTTGATTAGTAGCGCCACCAGCGCGGTTTTGATAGAATACAGGAATACTATCCTGGGAAACTAACGGAATATTAACCGGAGAACCCTGTTGGGCTTCTGGAAGAGCGGAAGTATAAGCGTCATGCTCCCAAGCACGTTTTAAAGGTTCGGCAATCATCAAAGAAAGATAATTAACCGAATTATCACCTTCTACGAGAGGCACAAATTTAGGATCGACAAAGTTCTGATCCCTGTACCATTCGTCATAGATTTTATAATACGCGGCAATAGGGAAAGGGTTAACAAGTTCAGGATCGGCATATTCACCAAGAGGTATACCAAGATAGTTTTGAATTTCACCAAGACCACATTCGGAGACTTCGACAAAAGGATGTACCAGGTCAGGGTTATTACCAGTGATAAAGTCTTCCCATCCGGACCAGAGTAAACGGTGAGGTACGAACCACCAGTGAGTCGTTACTTCTACATCATGCATAACAGGAGCAACAAGCGGCTGCATACGAAGTAGATTTTCATCATTCATTACGAAAGTATCACCCGGCAGACATTCAATAAATGTAGTAGGGATAAGCTTACCCATATTAAACGACGTTGTAACTACGTGCGATAACTCAAAGGAGTTTGAAGGGAGGCTGGGGCCAGGCATATCAAGGAATATATTATCCTTGCGGCGCATTTTATTTCGAGCCATTTTTTTTTAGTTTAAGAGTTAGAGACGAATCCCGCCACGCGAGATCATGTGAGAAGTGTTAGAACGGCCACGGCGACCACCGCGACCACGAGATTTAGACCTTTTTCCGTAACGCATTAGCATTTATTTTTAATTATGTGAAGTTTATACTCCTTGTTATTTTCTGAAAGGAGAGCACAGACAGCCTTTAAGGCTTGTTTACCATCGAACGAATCAACGAATAATTTACCAGAG